TTGTTCCAACTTGTCTTACAGAGAATGTAAATGGAGGACCAACGAATTGAATAGTATAAGCTGCTTGATCTGTAAGAACTAATATATAATCTTTACCTTGAACAGCTCCGATAATCTCGTTTCCCGTATCTAGTCTAAATGTACCTGCAGTGTTTGTAACTGTTGGATTCCAAGTATTAATATCTTCTTGATTTGAGAATCTTATAAACATTGGATCTTGAGTTGAAGGATCTCCAATTGTAGTTTCTGTTCCAAATAAAAATAAATGCCTATCTCTATCTGATACAACGCTCATAGTAGATGCTGTTGGAGCACCAGATACAACTGCAGCTCTTATTGCTAATCTTCCTGGAGTCGAAGGATCCCAAGTATAAGTTGCTCCATTTTTAACTGTAGCAACTAAAATCTGACCATAGTTATCAAGTGACCAGGAACCTGGTGCAAGTGTAACACCTGCAGTATTTGATTCTTCTCCCCAATCAACCCAAGACGTTGCATTAGTCACTACCGCATTATCTAAATGAGATGCAGCCGTTGATCCGTTTGCGCCTCTAACACAACCTGTAAAATCTGTTGCTGTTTTACCAGTATAAGTAATTAATTCTGTATCAATATCTAATCTTCCAGTTGTTGGAAATGCTGAGGTTGAATCTACTGTGATTGTTGTTTGAGAATTATCAATTGCTCCATTTAATTGCGTTGTAACTGAAGTTGGAATTGTTCCACCCCAATATCCAGTTCCAAATCCAAATGCTGGAGTTTGAAATGTTGGTCCTATAAAAATATATGGAGTTGTAGTTAAAGTTCCACCTCCTGTAACTCCGGTTCCTGTTTCATTAGATGTCATTGTAACTGTAAAAGTTCCTGATGTTGGAACAGATACAACTTCAAAAGTATTAGTTGTAAAATCTGCTGATGTATAACTTGTTGTAGGTAATCCTGGGGTTGTTACACTAGTGAAAATAATGTAATCACCAACTTCTAATCCATGAGCTGCTTTGTTAATTGTAACTGTTGCTGATCCTGTTGTTGAAGTATATGTGCAAGAAGTTAATGGTGTTCCAAGTGGAGTAATATCAAAAAATTCCTGTTCATAATAAATAACTAATAATTTAGAAGTACCTATTGCTGCATATTTTTTACCATCTAATGCAGTCCAAGTATGCTGGTCTCTTGCAGGTCCTGCCAAGGTGCTAGAAACGAGTTGCTGAAACCCACCTATTTTCTGTGGTTCACCATAACGGAATCTTATATTATCACCATCAATCCATTGCCCTTCGGCTCCGGTTGCAGTTTGTTGTTTATTAAATCCAGGTTTAAATTGTATTTTTTGTAAAGGCATAATTCCTACATTATAAAATGCAAGATTATATCATGCTTTATTTAAAGTGAAAGTGCTAATTAGAGTCTTGGAAATTCACCAAGTGGTCTTGTTTTTGTATTAATATCATATTTATACAAATCAGCTAATTGTTCTACACTTGAAACTGCATTAATTAAAGCTTCCATATCATTAGATTTAGCTCTAACTGCAGCTCTATAAGTTGAAACATTTGCTGGAATTGCAGCTTGTGATTCTGCATTTCTAATTACATACCAATCTGTAGATTGTAATAAACCAGCAGCTTGAGACTTGATTCTAGCTACATGAATAGATTTTAAACCTTTATTTATAACTTGTTTTCCGTCTTGATCTAATACTGGTTGACCATTTTGATCTACAGAATTAACATCTTCTAGTGCTTTAGCAGTTGCTGGAGCATAAGACGCTGTAACTTGATTATTTGCGAATGTGAATGTTTCAGCACCATTCCAATAAAATTCTTGATCTTTTAAATTAGTTGTATCGTAAATAACTTCATAAATTCCAGTAGAATCTGTAAAAAAACTCTTACTTGAATTAACTGCTACTACCTGATTATTTTCTATTTTTGCGAACATATTGTCTCCTTATAGGTTATTTTTAATCATTTGTCTACCTTGCTGTAACTGGTATTCCACCTGATGTTACGAATGGATTTTCAGCAAATGCCATGTAAATGTACGTTCCACCTGAAGCATTAATAGCAGCATTACTCTCTCTTATTTTAAAACCATTTGAAAGATTATCTATACTCCAAGTACCAATAGTTGCTTCGTTAGAAGTAGTATTTGGTTGAAGTGTTTTTGGATCTCCATTAAAATTTTGATTTCTTACATTGTCTTGTAAATACCAATCTGCAGTTGAATCAGTTCTTTTAATTAAAATAAAAGCAGGTTTAAATCCTGTATATATAAATGTTCCATTTGTAGAAGCATTACCTGTGTAAGAACCAAATTTAGAATATCCTTTTATAGAGGCGAAGCAGTAGGCAATCATTGTACCAGCACTACCTATTGCGGCTTGGTCAGACCAAAATAAAGTTGATGTTGGGTCTGTGCCTGCAGATGGAGAAAACATTCTATCATCTGTGGTATTACCTTGTGTAAGGTTCAAAAGTAAATATTTATCCCAACCATTAACTGCTAAACCTGTTACCCAACTAGCAGTTTGATTTAGTGTTTTCAAAATAATCATACTTGGTGCAACACCTAAACCGTGTCCAATACTTGACGTACCAGATGTAGCTGTATAACTTACAATACTAAATCCCGCTGTTTGATTAGCTGATACGGTACTTGTTAAAGTTCCAGCAGTATTTGATACTGTTGTGTTTGCACCAAGCCAATTCCAACCTACATAACTTATACCACTATTATTTATACCAACATTACTTCCTAAACTAAATCCATCACTATTAAATGAACTTAAAGTATTAGCATCTGTCGCTTCTGCGGCAGTATTATTTGAACTTATATATTTAGTAGCAAGTCTTACAGCATCAAATAATTGATGGCTATATGCTGTTGGATCGTTTCTATGTTTTAACCAAGTGAAATCAGGTTGAAAACCAACTCCTGTTATAGATTGAGATGCACCAGTTCCTGTATAAAGAACTGTATTAAAATAACTAGAACCTTTATTGATCGTTGTATATGCCATAGTCTATCCGTAATCTGCTAAGTTTTTAGTACATAACGCATAATACCCACTTGGTACTGCGTATGAAAAGTTACCGAACCCAGCACCATCAGTATTGCTACCACCTGCATACATTGGAGAACCAAAGTTTGCTTCTCCAAAAGCATCTTGTGCTGTTAATATTGGAAAGACATCTTTTCCAGTTGGAAAAGAAGCTGGTATATCATCTGTTATAGATACAGCATTTGCAAATGTTTGATTAGTGCTTCCAGAACCATTTGCCCAAGAACCATTTTTACCCATATAAAATTTTCCATTATCCATGTCTAAAGCAAAAGTTACTATATCATCGGAAGTATATGAAGCCATATAAGAATATGTACTCCCATTATAATAAATTAAACCATTTTGATGACAACCAAAAACATTCGCATCAAATGGATAAGAACCCGTAGTTGTATATTGTCCAAAATAAATTCCTAATGCAAGGGTAGTATTTAAAGATTTAGGTTTAATTTCCCAGTACCATTTTCCTTGTGATGGTGAAAAATTTGCAAATGTTGTTATCCAATTTCCTCCAGTAACTCCAATACCTGCTTTTAAATTTCCATCTGAATAGGTATTTGCACGTGCTGTATCTGGTACATATAATGGATTCCAAGTACAAAAATTATTAGTAGGAGTATCTGTACTCTGATCTACTGAAGTTAGATTGTTTACTGTGAATGTGTTTCCGTTTCCTGAAGAATCTGTTCCAAGTGCTGCAGAATTTGCAAACTTTAAATAGAATCCATTAGTTCCAAACGAACCTGTATATGCTTTAGGTTGCCAGATTCCTGATGATGGGACCGAAGGATCTGTTTCACCGAATGAAGATGGTGTTAATGCTTGACCATCTATTCCATAAAATTCAGAAATATACCCACTATAATAACCACCACCTGTATAACTTCCAATATGTTTTGTTGAACCATCATTATCAAAAAATGGAATTACTTGATTTAAACTTAAATCATTAGAGGTAGAAAATGCAGTTATTTCAGAACCATTTAAATACATTTTTTGTCTATTAGACGCAGTTCCTTGCGTTGTGTCCCAAGCTACTACAAGATGATACCAAGCTGAAGGGTCTCTAAATACTTGAGTTGTAAATCTTGTAGTTGCAGCACCATTTTGAAAAGTTATTCCAGTTGATGAATTAAAAAAAATATAAAAAATAGTTCCAGTATTTGTTGCAACAAGATACTGTTGATTTGTTCCTAATGTTTTAAACCAAAAAGATAGTGTTCCAATTTTATTAGATGTTTCTGCTGAACCAAATACTATGCTTAAATTATCAGAACTACCAGAATTAAATCTTAATGAGTTTGCTACGTTGTAGCCACCAGTAACTAGCGCTCTTAAAAATCCAAATGCTCTTGCTGCTGCTGCGCCTATTGTAGATAATAAAGGCATTCTTTCTACTCCTTATTTAAATTGCGTTATTGATGCTAATACTACGTATGTTGATGCTGCTGTTTTTAATGCTGTGTATGAATACACATCTGTAGATGAAGCGTTTCCAGCTGTTGGAGCAGTTCCACCTTGCCAAATTGCTGTAACAGTTGTTCCATCAACTTGAATCACGTTGTTATAAAAAGTTGTATTCCCTTGTTTTGTAATTAATGCAACTGTTGCAGACTCACCTGTTGCTAGAGCCGCGTTTAATGCAGTTGAAGCATTTCCTCTTAAATTTACTGTAAAATTAGAACCTAAGTTAACGTTTTGATAATAAACAGCTTGTGTTAATACATCATATGTAAATGTAGTTATATATGTAGCTGAAATTGTAGCATTTTCAAATACACCAAATATTTTTGACTCACCGTTTAATGTAATTCTTCCAAGATCACCTTTTGGTGTTAATGTTAAACCAACATTTGTATCTCCACCTGTTGCAGAAATAACAGGGCTTGATCCAGCTGCAGCATTTGCTATTGTAATTTCATTTGTAGCTGATGCAGTTGTTGAAAATTTAATTTGTTCATTGGCATTTTCATCAATGATTCCATATGTAGAATCAATAATAATATTTTTTGCATTAGTATCTAAATTTGCAGATAATGTTGGAGCATAATCACTTGATAAATTTTGAAGAGCAGAATCAACTACATCTGTTCCATTAGAATAAACTAATTTAATTCCTTTATCAGCGGCAGCAAATGTTGGACCTGTTCCTGAAGTTGTTTTAATTTGAACAGTAAATGCACCTGATGTACCATTTTTTACTAGATATGTTTTTTCAATTCCATCTGGAATAATAACACTTACGTTACCAGTAATTGTACCAGTAAGTTCTATAACTGCATTTTTACCATTTGATAATGCACCATTTGTAAATGTAAGAGTTGCACCTGTTGTAGCATTAAGAGCTACTGTTTGATAACCTGCAATTGCTTGTTGAAGAATAACTAAGTTTGTATTTGTAATATCACCCCATGTACCGGCATTTTCGCCTGTAACCATTAACTCTAGTTTAAGGTCTGTAGAATAACTTGATACCATAATTTTAAATCCTTATTTTATAGTTTTATTTAATTTATGCGGCTGTGTCAATCTCTGTCCAAGTTGCAGCAGTTCCGGTATTAATAACTGTCCAGATTTGATTATTTACACTATTTAATGCTATAGTCAATCCATTTCCGTTGACTGGAATAACTGCCGTAGCTCCTGCAAATACTGTACCTACTGATGTATTTAACCTTAATCCAGTAATGCTTGCAATAGTATTAGCATCACCAATTGCAGTACCTTGAGCTATATTTATTTGTTGACCTGTTAATGTAACATTACCTGTTCCAATAACTACTGTTCCAATAGCTAAACCAATAGTAATTCCAATACCAGTAACTGTAGCATCTGGACTTGGATCTACTTCACCTTCGGCAACATTTAATTGTTGTCCTGTTAAATCTACATTTGCGTTGGCTAACGGAGTTACGCTATTTAATGTTAAGTTTAATTGTTGACCAGTAACTGATGTTATTACTGAAAGTCCATCAGAACCCCAGTCATAATCACCCCAACCACGTCTTCCCCATCCTGAATTAATTTCAGCTAGAACTGTTACACTATTTAAAGATAAATTTATTTGTTGACCTGTAACTATAGCATCAGGTGATGCATCAACATCTCCTTCAGTGATATTTAGTTGTTGACCAGTAACGGGTACTATTGCTAGTCCAAAAGCTTGAACACTATTTAAAGATGTATTTAATTGTAAACCAGTTACGCTTATTAATGAAATAGCATTAGCTGTAACGGAATTTTGAGAAACTGTTAAAGAATTAGCTCCACCAAATGATTTATTTCCCCATCCAAGAGATCCCCAAGCTTCATTACCTGGTGATGTTACTTCAACAGTAGAATTTAATATTCCACTCCATGCAAGATCACCCCAGTCGCCATCATTCCAACCGTTAGCCATAATAGGTGACTCCTATTACGCGTTGCCGATTCTTAGAATAGCCGCTGATGTTGTGTCTGCTGGAAACTGAATTGTGAAAGTTCCAGATGTTGCAGTCTTATCACTTCCAAAATCTAATACACATACTGCTGCATTTGTGTTTGATGTATTGTAAATCAAAGCACCTCTTGCAGTTAAAGTAACGCCTGTAAAAGATATATCTGCAAAATCTATAAATGCTACACCACTTGAAACAACTGGTGATACATTTGTTAAAACTCCACCACCTGTTACATACTGACCAGTATTTGCAACTTCATTTGTTGAAGTGTAAATAGTTGTAGATGAGTCTAGAGTTGCTGCAGAAGTATAAAGAGCAAGTTTAAAAACATTTCCTGTTGTCAACGTAAAATTATGCTGACCTTGTAGAAGTTGTCCTTTAAACGAATTTGCAACTGCTTGTGTTATTGGCATATTAACTCCTAATTATATTAACCTTGTTTTTGAATCTGAGGAGCACCTTCTTGATACTCATCTCGTCTTCTTCTTCCCATTTGTTCAATAGAGAATCCTTGTAATGCTGACTGATACTTTTGTTCATAAAATTGTATCATGTCTGCCGGACCCTTTAAAAAACCGTACGCCTCAACAAGGCAAGCATATAATAAACCAGAGGGAAATTGCTGACTTAAATATGTTGTCGTATTACTAACAGATAATCCTGCTGGCTTCAAGGTATAATTTAATTGCATGGTATATGTCAAGTCAGGAATTGGAGCTAATACAATAGTTTGTTCATCCCAATAACTAAAATACTTAGGTAATCCTGTTGCATTAGTAGCATTATATTCATTAATAAAACCAGTATCTCTATATTCTACTACAGCATTAGGTCCTGTATATGCTCCTCCTGGAATGATTTGAGCTTCCCTTATAATTAAAGTTTGAGATGTTAATAAAGGTGTACTTACATAAGGTTGACCTGCAATAATAGTCGCTGTTGCATATTTTCTATTATTATCAGAATCTACATCTCTTTGAATTCTCCATTCAGCATCTAATATAAATCCATTTACAATAGTTGATGTAAATACATTTGAATCAACTTCTGTGTAATCTCTAATTTTTTGTACTAATTCTGCGTATGTCATATTAAGCTTGTAAAGTTACTGGACCTGCAGAACATTGTGCTCCACCACCAGAAACATTTCCTGTTGTTGCTGTACTTGTACTTAAGAAATAAAAATAATTCAATGGATCTCCAACAATACCAGATGAATCAATTTTTCCAACTGTAATCGTAAAACCATTTGCATTTGAA